CACTGCTATTAAGTCTGTAATTTTGAAAGACTATAACTACTTCTCGTGTGCCTGACATACCTGTTACTGTAGCGTTGTGATTTTGTAGTCCTGACCAAGTAAAATCACCACCCGCAGAAATATCACCAGAGCCAAGAATACTTGTGCTATTAATGGTTTTTAGTCCAGTAACGTTTTGTAGAACCCTACTGTTATCAATGACGGTTGTACCGCCTACCTGTATCGCCATCTTCGTGTCCTTTCACTATTAGCGTTTCAGTTCTTCTATTTCGGCTTTCAGTTCCTTGATCGCCTCTACCAAGTGACCAATCATCCCAACGTAATTGATTGACTTGATCCCTGTTTCTTCGTCCGTTTGCACAACGTCTGGTAAGATTGGCTCTACCTGTTGAGCAATAAAGCCATGACCGCGTGTGCCTGTGTCTTTCCAATCAAACGACACGCCTTCAAGCTGCGTGATGTCAGACAGCGCATTTGCGATAGGCTCTACGTTTTCTTTTAGTCGCGCGTCCGATGTGCTGTTCAAATCACCAGTGACAAGCACATGCGGTGAGCTGTTTTTGACTTCGAGGCGCTCTGAGCCTCCAACAACAACACGCCACTGATCTGCGTTGTGAAACTGCATGTAGGTGTTGGTGTCGCCATGATGATAGAATATGTCACATCCGTAGATGTCATAGTTGTTCATATCTAAATGACGCGCCATTTCCATGTAAGTGGTGCCTGTGGTGAAATTGGCTGTGCCGTTTGCATATAACGTTACACCACCGTTTTCTTGCATTTGCATATGCCAGTCGCCGTTTTCGTCGTCGTAAAGGCCAGCGGTAGAACCATCAGTCATGAACGACCAACGGCCTTCATTGGAGCTATTGCGAATTTGTAGACCGCCCCATGTAGAGGTATTTGAGGTAATCTGTAATAAATCAGCGCGGTCTGAACTTTCAGCCAATGTTACGCCCGATCCAAACGTAGCAGAAGTTAACGATGGCGTTGACGACATATTGAATGTAATCGTTTCGTTCGAGCTTTGGTTCGTAGTGAAGTTACCGCCGCCACTAAGCCCCGTCCCCGCGCTGAGTGTTATGGTTGCGTTGTTGGCAGCCGCTGGGATCGACAATGCTTTCGATGTCAGCCCAGTGACGTGACCGTATGTGTCTAGCGTTACATCCTGAATGACAGTGTTTCCGCTGTTATTTACGGATGCCTGTGATGATGTGTCAGTGTGACTGAATGTGGTGCCAGATAGCGACAAGCCAGATCCCGCGCTATACGTCGTATTGGTGTCAGTATCTGTCCATGGAACATTGACGTACATCTGCCCACTTGACAATTCAACAGGGTAATTCTTCCCGTTTTCAGTGTAGCCAATTTTAACCAAGCCTAATGTGCTAGACGTAGCTGTGCTATACGTTGTGTTGTTGTCCGTCCAAGGGACATTCACATACATCTTTTCGCTAGATAGTTCGACAGGGTAGTTTTTGCCGTTTTCAGTGTAACCAACCTTCACACCACCGCGCGTAGATGATGACGCTAGTGGCAATGAATAGTTGTTCGCATTTGTAGCAATGCCATTTAGCTTAGTGTGATCAGCGTCAGTGAAAACATTACTATCAGTGGCGCTTTCTACCAATGATCGTATCTCTGCCGCTGTCTGATCCGCTGTCGCACCGCTTTCAATGCCATCTAGTTTAGAACCATCAGTCGCAACATCACGGCCATCAACCGTGCCAGTGACGCTGATGTTCCCTGTCACCGATGCCCCTGTAGACGACACAGTAACCTTGTCAGAGCCGCTGTGCTGCAAGCGGTTCATATCTGCTGCGACAGCCGTGATCGAAACTGTAGCCTGTCCCGCAAGCGTTATAGCTGCATCGCTGTTGCTACTTTCTGTCGGGGTGCGTGAAAGAGTTGTGCCTGATGACGTATATGTGCCTGTGCCGATCTCAAAGTTTGAGCCTTCTTCGATCACATATTGAACAACATCACCATTTGCCACACCAGCATCAGCAAAAGACTGAAAGCCGTTAGAGGCACTGCCAAGCGTAATGGTGCCAGTGCCAGTGGTGGATGTTGTCATCTTGGCTCTGTTGAAAAGTTTAGCCATGATGACCCTCCATTATGCCATTGTTAGGATGCCATTTGATCCGATGTCGATTGTGAATGTGTCACCATCGTTTAGGGTCAGTGACGCACCATAATCGTAATAACCAATCACAGGATCGGCTGGTGATGTTGGGGTGTCGTTATAAATCACAACGTAACGGAACGCCGCGACTGATCCACCTGATGCTGTTAGCGTCAAGTCATCCGCTGACAGCTTGTATGTGCCTGATGTCTGCGTTGATGTCACGTTCGCCAGTGTGCGCGACGACAAGTTGGTGTAGCTGATCTCTGAGATGTTCGCCAAGATACCGTTGCCATCACCAGTAACGTCTGTGCCTGATGTCGGGTCTGTGTTTGACAATGCGACTTTTAGCGTATCGCTGTCCAAGTCCATTGCGTTCGCCATGTTTTTGACGAAATCGTTTACCTTTGTAAAACTGGCCATTAGAAACTCCTAATTCTCATTCTGTGGCCTGCGCCACTGGCTTTGGCTTTATCATCTTCCATGTTTATACCATCTATAGCGTTTTTATACAACGACGCCCAAATGGTAGTGCGCTGATCTTCACCAAGATAAGGCGCCGCGGCTGCCAAAGCTCCGTAAAGATATGCGTCTGGGCTGTATGTCAAAACCCAGTTAGTGGAAGTTGATGCAGATAATGTGTCAATCCGGCTGTAGTACACCATCTCCATGGTATAGTTTTGGTCGGGGATCGGATAAACCTCTAAAGATCCGTCAACCAGCGCATAGTGTGTAGGTGTGCCCGCGGTTTCGCTTGTCGCGCGCTTATCCATAAGCTCGCTGTTTGTGATCAGCTCCAGACGCTGCACAGACGGCGTGGTAAGCATGATCCGCACAGCCTCTACAAAGTCCGTAGGAAGCGCTGTGTACTGCGTGTCTACAGTTGCATTCGAGCGACGTTCCATGCGCCAGTGGCGTAGCTTGCGATTCATGTCAGCTTCCGCCAGCGAAATAAACGTCGGGATCACCGACGTCAGGTCATCGCGATTTAGGAAGTCTGCTATGGATGACTTCAGCTCGTCATATGTGGTGATACTCACAGCGTACCTTCCATTGTTCTAAACACTCGGTTGTCGCTATCGTTTAACCACTGCTTCAACTTTTTAGGGTCGTCCGCAATGCCGCGACGTTTGAGGTCATAATACACGTTTAATGGTATTGACGCTACCCTTGGTAATTCACCCATGCGATCGGGCGAATTGTTGTAATATCGTTTGTTCTGATCGGCTATGGCTGTGACGTCTTGCTGAGTCTCAATCACGTATTCCCCTTTGTCAGTGACGTGCCAGTATTGCGTGATGCCGGTTAGGGGATCGTGTCCAAATAGTCGTTTTTGAGGCATGTTAATCTCCCAGAGGGTGAAAGGGCGACCGAAGCCGCCCTAACTTATTAAGATACGTTCAAGTCAGCTACGACGCCGTGTGCAGCCTCATTGGTTACCTTAAGCCCGAATTCAGCGAGCACCATGGATTTCTCGGCATCGCCTGTTTTCGATAAGCTCACGTTCTGGATTGGACGTAGGTAGCATACAGATGCATACTCTGGGTCCAGTAGATACGCTGTGCGCTCTGGGCTAAAGCGGTTTGCAACCACGTTTAGCGTCCCGAAGTCTGACAGATACACGTCAGCCGCACCGATGATTGTTGTCGGTGAATCTGATGGCGCTTGGTAACGCTGTGCTGCGATACCCGCGAAACCTGACACGACAGTTTTATTGTGTGGACCAACCATCAAGATTGAAGGCTGACCGCCGGATGTAAATGCTTGCTGCATTACGTCCTTAACCATCGCTTCAGTTAGGTCACGCTGTGTGCCGTCTGTACGAGCTGTAGCACCGTTACCAGTAGCCAAAGCGCCGCCTGTACCTGCGCTCGCGTTTGTCGCGATCCACGCGCCCAAGCCGCCTGTTTCACGCGCTGTGGAAGAGTTACCCGCCACTTGTGCGTTGTTCGCAGTCAAAGTTGCTTCGATATCGCGGCGAAGCTCTTTACCGCGCTTAGCGATTTGGTAGCTTAGTTCGTCGTTGCGGCCCGCAGTGTCTAGCGCTGAGAAGTTGTCTGCAACGATAGTTGTGCGGCGTAGAATGTGTGTGTAGTTGCCAACACGAGTAGTCGCAGATGTTGCGTCGAATGATGACACGTCATCCCCATCGATTACCGCGGTTGTACTTGTTGAGGCAAGTGTATCGGTCTGCCACTCGAAGTATGTGTTGGACACATTTTCTGAGCCTACGTTAGACTGAAATGGCACCTCTTCTGGAGAGATGTTTGAAATGATATCTGCGAGCGATTCACGGATACCAACACCACTGTGTGATGTGAATGTATTTGCTACGATTGCCATAATGGCCTCCTAGAGTAACGATTTAATTGCGGCCGCGGCATCTTGCACGCGACCAGTTTGACGTGCGCGCTGTAGCGCTTGTTGTTGCTCTGACGACGGCTTAGGCTGTGATCCACGAGAGCCAGCTTTGAGTGTCTTGGCCTTCTGCGTCCGCGGCTTTTTCTTCGCCTCGGTTGCGCGTGTCTGACCCTTATCATACAACATCGCTTTCCTCGCTAACTTCACAAGCGTAGCATTCTGTAGGCCGTTGACATCCTGTTCTGTGAAACCTTCGCCAAGAAGGAAAGCACGAATGTCTTTTGCCTCTTTTGACGCGACTTTGCTGTCACGCCATTCAGGAATGATCTCTGGCAGAACCTGACGCTGTTCCTCGAAATATCGAGCCTGCATCTGTTCCATGCGTTGCTGCTCTAGTTGAGCCATACGCTGACGTTCAGCTTGGACTGCCTCAAGTTGAGCTGCGCGCTCTTCTTGCTGCTTTCTCCACTGACGCTCTGCCTTCGCTGCCATCGTGGGGTCTGTGTCATACAGTGTATCCCAGTCGGGCTCCTGTTCAGCCGGTTGCATCAAACGCTCCTGCAGCGCAGGTAGCATCTGTGCGTATTGAGCACGTTCACGCTGTATCTCTTCGTTCTGGCTTTCCACCTGACGGCGAAGCTCTGCCAGCTCTTGAGTTTTGCGTGTATAATCCCGTTGCCTTAGTCGATCGCGTTTTAGCTCTTCAACGGTAATCTCTTCTCCATCTACCTCGACCTTTGCCGAAAGTATGTCGAAAGATGCGTCGTCAAACTCCTCCGCTTCTTCTGCAGCTTCGAAATCGCCTTCGTCCTCTGAAGCGTACTCTTGATCGTACTCTTCTTCGTACTCTGGCATTTCGGCTTCCGCCTCGACGGCTTCTGCCTCAAGCGCCTCAGTGGCTGTCGCGGTATCCTCTTGGGGCGCAATCAAGTCTCTGATGGCATTTTGTGCGGTGTACAGATCAGTCCCTAGTGGGGTATTGGCTTCTGACATTGCTATAACTCCATATTATGCGATCATTTCTGCTTTTTTTCAATAGTCGCATTATCTTCCATTGCACGCAGCTTTTGGCGGAACGCCTGAACGCCGCGCAGTTTCATGTAGATGTCCTCGCGGGCATCCTTATCGCCGGTGTTCGTTGCCTTAAACTCCTCCCAGCAATCCTGCTCTGTCTCATCCAGAAAACGGATAAGGTCAGTATCACGTAAAAGACGGGCAGCCTCCTGCCCGTCGTCTATGATTTGTTGTTTACTCTTCACCATCTATTCCACTTTTGATGATTTCCGATTGTGCCTTCATCACTTCCCTATTGATCGCCAACTCCGATCGGATCTTCTCGACGTTAAGCTGCGTGCCGTACTTCGCCTGCAACTCTTGCGCCTTGACATAAAGGTTTGCGTCTAGCTCGTCGCGCTGGCGGTCGTCGTTCATGACCATTTTCTGACGTTCCAATTCTAGCTCGGCTGCCTTTTTCTGGATGTCCGCTTGGATCTGTTGGATCTGCACGTTGATCAACTGCTCGTTGATGTCCGGCTTGTCCTCTTCTGGTGGCGGCGTAAACTTGGTCGGGTCTGACCAGAATTGTGATGCATCCTTGAAGCCCGCAAGCTCGGTCATCGCCTTTAGCGTATTTGATAACTTGACCATGTCGGTCAACGGATTGACCGGACCCATCTGTTGGATCGCTTCTTTTTGCATCTCGCCAATCTGTCGCATCATCATCATGCGCTCGGTGTCAGTACCGCGGCCAAGTGCGACGTTGACCGAAACATCCATGTCAGCGTTCCATACCGCCGGATCGATCGGCACAAACTCGTTCGACAGGCGAACCATGCGCGGACGATCCTGATGCTTTGTGATCAACTGCAGCACGATTTTGTAAAGCTGCTTCATGCCTGTCTCTGCAAAGATGCGCGCGATGATTTCAATGTGTTGCTGAGCGGCGCTGATAGTCGCGTTTACCGCAGATGCGGTAGATGACTGCAACGCACCCGCATCCAAGCCTGCAGACGCCTTTGAGATGCCTGTGCGGGCCTCTTTGATCTGGTCCATGTATTGCAACACAGGGAACGCCTCGCGGCCAACGAACGGCATAGACAGTGGCTGCACCTGACCGGCTGTGCGCTGGCGAATAATTGCGCCAACCTCAGTGTTCATCACGTCTTCCAGATTGACCATGCCCTCGGTCACAGCGATGCGTGGGTGGATAGACATAGACAAGCTGTCCAACGTGTTACGCATGATCGATGACTTGATGCGCTGAATATCCATCACAGTGTCAGCGACAGACATACCAAAGAAGTCGTGCGCCTCTGGATCTGGGCAGAACACGGCGAACGGCACCATGTCGATTGGCTCGTTCATGAGGATCGTGTGGCCGTCACCGCCGGTGCAAATCTTGCGCAACTCCGCGATACCGTCACCGTCGTAATCCACGCGGATGTAATTTTCGACGTAGAGCACTTTCTTCATTGCTGGATCGCTGCGCTCATTCATCTCGTTAGAGAGTGCACGATTTCGGGTGTTGCGCTCAATGTTTGTCTCCATGTCATCGTAGGCTGCGCCTAGCGTTGACACTTCGTCATAATCGTAGCCCATGGCCACTAGGTCAGACACGGTCAAGATGCGACGGTGCGCGACGTAGTCGGCCTCCTCCAAAGATTTGGCTTCACGGCTAATTAAGAATTCTTCCGGCGGCACGGCCTCTAGCTTCACGCGTCCGTCTGGGTGCGTGTAGGTTACGCGTGCTGCGTGGATCGCAGGGGGCGGGATGATCTGGCCAGACATAGGATCGATCTGCGGCTCTCCAACCATCTCTGACTGCACGATTTCAACGTCCGCGCTTGGGTCCGCCATAAGAGCGTTTAGCGCGTTGTCGTCAATGCCGGTAAAGTCATGCGTTTCAAATTTCGTCTGGTCGTCCCAGTAGCACTTCAGAATCCCAGCCTTGCGGATCAGCGCGTCCTTGAACGCGGCGTGCATGTGCATGAACCCGTTGTTGTCGCGGTTGATGATATAGTTGGCATAATCTGTCGCCTGCTTCGCTGCAGCGACATCCTCTGGACCCTGTGGCACATATTCGACTGTGCGCTCGGTGCTGTGGAAGATGCGCATAAGAGACGGCATGATCGCCTGTACGGTATCCCGTACGTCCATGCTGACAACTGAGCTGCGCCCTTCTTCTTCATCGCCAAACGGCTCGCCGCGGTAGTATTGCGTCGCTGTCGCGCGTACCGGCGAGATCCAGTTGTCGATGTAGTCTTGCGCGTCTTCGATCTCTTTACCAACGATACCCTGCAGCTCGTCGTCGTCCATTTGGTTTGGATTTAGCTCGGCCTGCAGTGCAAGCGCCATTTCATTTGTTTCGTAGTCCATGCTTATTCCTACTGATTGAACTTGCGCCAGTATTCGTTGTACAGACCGATTTCATCGATCATTTGCTGGTCGGCTGGTTGAATTAAACTTGTGTGGCCCATCATGAATGAACGCTGGTCACCTGATGGCGCAGTGTACTTGAAGCCGTCGGTGTACCCTCGACGCGCGTTCATCCAATCTCTAAATGTAATTGCCGCAGGGATCTGCACCTCTAAGCTACCGTCGTATTCACCTAAAATGCCTCTTGGATATATAGGGTGCTTAGAATCCGACTGCACGCCTGTACCTAAGATTGGGCGCCCAATGTTAAGACCTGTGTCAAACGGGTTAGCGAATAAAAGATCCGGATCAGTTAGAGCAATGCGACCTTCACCCATAGGAATGCCGGCGTCGCGGAATTCTTTACTATCAATAGCTTGCCAAACCGCCCTGCGGTTTGATCCGTTTAAAGCGTCGAAGTCGGCTTCCACGCCGTCTAACAGGCTGATCATATTCCGTCGGCTATTTCCGCCGCTAACAAAATTTTCCAGTGAGAAATCCTGATCTGTAAAGTCTTTAGACGCGACCAACTTTTGGGCAAGGATATTACGCAAACGCGGGTCGATATCTACATTCCTAATGTAGTCGCGCATCATTTCGTCAGTTGCAAAGTCAGACGCCTGTCCACCCATTGTGCCGTAAACAAGACGCGGATTTCCTGCTTGGCCTGCACGTTCTAAAGTTTGCACGAGTGAATTTACAACTTTATCATCTGACGCCCAAATGCGATCATTAATACCATCACGTATGTATCCAGACCCGCCATACTTCGAGACTGGATTATCAAGCATTTGGCCAGAGAACCCAAGAATGTCTGTGTCTGCAACCATGCGGTCACCGAATGCAGGCACTAACATATCGCCAACTTTGATCTGCGTGTTCCTACGGGCGTTTGCCTCGTTACGCTTACGCGTCACAGTCTTTTGCTCTTCAATCGCCGTATTCATACGCACGTTAGAGGCTGGGTGGTTGTGGGTTAGTCCGGTTTTACGATCAGGCTTGATGTTGTTTATGCGATTGCCAAATTTATCGAACTGTGACGCCATAGCTTCGAGGGCGGCAGGAATAGCTCGACCCTTTTCATCACGTAGGCCAATATTAGATTCTAATTGAGCTATTAGGCTTGGCTCATATCCACGCACCGCGACGCGATCAACACCAGCAATCTTATTGGGATTTTTAGCAGCGCTCAAACTCTGAGCCGTACCGCCACGCTGCAACACCTCACCAACGCCTTCCAAGTCACCTTGCGCGACAGCTCGGATCAGGCCACGCGCGTCAGCTCCAACAGCATTGTCGGCCGCGCGTATCGCTGACGCTGTGCCTTTGACCGCCGGAACCACAGATGCGACGTTCGTGATGTCCGCAAGAAACGCCTCGTTAGCGTCGCGGATCTGTTCGTATGTGGCATCTTTCAGATCAACGCCTTCTGGCAGGTACGCAGCGGCCCCACCAGACGCGCTTTTAGCTGATGACGCAATACCTGTCGCAGTATCCTTAATCGTCCCTATGGGGTCTTGTACGGCGCCTATGACGCTGTCTAGGGCACCGCTACCGATCGCCTTAGCTGTGCCAATCGGATCTTCGCGAAATGCGCGCCCCAGTAACTCACCGGTCGTGTCGTATCCATCGTCAAATCCGATGACGTTATCCAGAAGCGAATATCCTAGATTGCCTGCGTTTCTGAGGTATCGATTAAAGTCGACCATTATTCGCCTCGCCGCTTTTCCATAAAGTATCTCAAAATGCCGTCCATCATGCCGACGTTCGAAGCGCCACCAAGCGGATCTATAACGCCATACGCAGCTTTACCGCCGGCCGCAATCTTTCCTAGCAGGCCATCTGCCTTACGGTAATCTTGCAGCAATTCGTCAAATTCATCTAGGCCAGCCTCATAGCTGCTCTCGTAGTCACCGCCGACAGTGGCGCCAACGCGTGGACCATGCTTGCGCATCATCTGCACCATGTAGTTGCGCTCTGGCGTGCCCTCTTCGGTCTGCTCCAACGCACGCAGCGCACGCAAGATTGTTTCGTCGCTGTACATTGGACCTTCGACGTCGTCTTCACGCGGACGTGATGCGTTGTATTCGTCGTTGGTCAGGTCGACGTATAACTTGCGTAAGAACAGATCCATCACCACTTCACCTTGTTTGCCCAGTACGCCGCAGACATCTTGCCCTTAGCAATGTTTTTCGCGTGGCGCGCCTTGAACGACTTGCTGCGCGCCGTATTCTTTTTGTCGCCGGACACTCCTTGTTGGCCAAACCTAATCGTTTTGACCTTATCGCCTTCTTTCGCGACGACAACGTGCGACTTCGTCGGGTGCTTTGGGGTGCGTTTCGGCTTGTTATATCCAGATACGCCGACACGAGATAACCGAGCATCTTTTTTCTTTTCAGGCATCAGAAATACTTACCCGTCAATATGTCTACAAATTTACCGTTTGGAAGACGGCGAATAGATGATGTGCCAGAGCGCATACCAAATGCACCGCTGGGATCGTAGTAGTTAGCGTTTGAGAGTGGCGCCTTGCCCGTCTCAGTCGTCATATCGATCGCAGCTTGCACCGTGTCTAAGAAGTCTTGATTTGTCGCAAAATCCTGACCTGCAGTTGTCGCAGGAATAACACCAGAAAAATCAGGCTCGATGTAATCTGTCGCCGGATCGTACACGTCAACGCCGCTAAAATCTTCGGTAAAAGTTGTCTCAGGCTGGCCGTTGTTTGTTGGAAACGTAGGTGGCGTAAAACCATCTGGGCGCAGCATAGGACGCACAGTTGTGCGTGGTGGGCCCATATCGCCACTATCGTCACCGCCTTGGAACATGCCGCTCAGACCCTTCGTAAACAAGCCAAGCAAGCCAAATGACGGCAGCGGCTGATCCATCGTCAGCGGGCCGATCGCGTATGGCGTGGGGCTTGCAGCACCCTCTGGGCTTGTCATCATTCGCTGCATGAGTGGACGATTGTCTTCGGCAATTTGCGGATTGTAGTTATCGCGGCCACGGCTTCCTAGAAATTGTTGCGCCGGTCCGCTTGGATCGTTGTACGCTGCACGGTATTCAGCCGCGTAATCTCTACCGCGGGGGCCAGTCGAAACGTAACCTTGACGCGCTCGCATGGCGGAAACGTGATCATCGCCAAACGCTTGCGTCTCTGCGATATTTCGCGCAGTCCGCGCGTCGTAATCTTCGGTGCGCTCTTTTAGGCCAAAGCCCATTGCTAGATCGTCAAGAATACCCATCACAACGCCTTTTTAAGTTTTTTCAGGCAAATGCCGGCTGCAGTGCACGCTTTACGTGTGGGGCAGTCTTTGCATAGCGTTCCGGTTGTAGTTGTTGCTGACATGTTACCTATCCTACGATTGTACTTTCTCTTCCCACTCAAAACACTTTACTTGCATGATGTTGTACGTCGGATAACGCGTTTGCAGCGATATAACGCCGTTCTGCATAAAATCCGCTATGCATTCGTTCTCAGATTGGAAGGAGGGGCCACCAACAGCAAAGCAGTAATTCTGCGCGCACAAGAGAACAAACGCCGTAAACATCACATCACTTCTTACCCTTTTTCTTCTTTGCGGTCTTGGCGGCTGCCTTGAACGCTTTTGCAGTCGGAGCGCCTTTTGAACCGGCTTTACGCATTTTCTCGCCAGATCCTGCGGCGATACGTTTACGCTTGGCGTGGATATTCGCATAAAGACCCTTTTTAGGCATACCGATCTCCTTTTAACGGCTTGCACACATAATACAGGAAAATCGTTGTAAATAAACCCCGCGCGTGGGAGGCCGCGCGGGGGAGCTAGAAGCTCTGGCGGGTGGAAGGGGATAACCGCCTAACGCACTATCTCAAAAAATAGTGCTTGTGTCTATGTTCACAATTTGTTAACATACATTAAGGGATGCGAATCAACCTTGTGCTGGGAGGCACGCAACATGACAAAACTTAAACGCGAAACCCGTTTCATCGAAATCATGATCTCTAACGTCTTGGACGGCTTAGACGATACCCCATACAAATTGACCAAAGCACAAAAAGCCAAGGCGCTTAAGGTGCTAGAAGTCAAAAAGCCTAACCGCGACAGCTCAAACTGCAGCAAAGCGGGACGTAACCGCATCCTGATCAACCTGTCATACTGGCAGATCAAAAACGTCGAAGCCGGCAAAGTGACAGGCTTCCGCCCGATTACACGAGAAACCAAAGACGGTCACGTCTGGTGGCGCGAGTACAAGTCGTTCGACAACGACCCACGCTGTGGCGGGATGTTCGTCAAGAACGGCGATGTCGATCACGGCAACCTGATCCAAGTCACACACGAGATGGCGCACTACGTGCAGTTCACGCTGTGGCACTCAGACAAGTCTCGCTGGAGATACATGCGCCAGCCACACGGCGAAGGCTTCAAGCAGATTTACCGCATCCTGCGCGACCGCTTCGTTAACGATCCAGAAAAGCGCATGAGCTTCCTGATGGATTGCAACGGTCAAGAATGCTTCGAGCACGTCGGCTAAGGTCAGGGGCTTCGGCCCCTTTTCCGCTTGCACTACTGTTAACGGTTTGTTAACATGAGGTCATAAGGAGAATCGACATGGAAAAACTTTACGACGATAAATGGGACAACCCACGCTATGTTGCCGCTGTCGCGCGCAACCGCCGCGCTAACGCAGCAACTGGACGCCGCAACCGCTGGATCGCACGCGATGAGCGCGCGCAGGAGGTCATCGACTTCTTGGACGCCTACACGTACCAAGACGGATTTCTCGGCAAGATGTCAGAGGCTGTCAGCGAGTGGGGTGAGCTAACCGAAAAGCAGTATGCCGCAGTCATCAAAATCATCGATGACCGCAAGGCGCAGGCCGCGGAGCGCGAAGCCAATAAGCTGAAGTCACAGCACGTCGGCACCGTTGGCGTGCGTCAGGCGTTCGAGGCCGAGGTCGTGTTCGCCACATACTACGACACGCAGTGGGGCACGACTTTTGTCACAGGCATGAAGTCTGGCGATGACATCATCGTCGCAAAAGGCACATCCGACCTATCGTGGGCCAAGAAAGGCGACAAAGTCGCATTCATGGCGATGGTCAAAGCGCACGGCGAACGCGACGGTGAAAAGCAAACCATCATCAACCGCCCAACCAAAATCACCATCAATGGAGAGGCGGTATGACATTCTTCTACGCACTCGTCATCAATTACGCGCTGCAGGGAACGCCCCTGCAGACGCAAATGTTCTTCGAAAGCTCCAAGGCATGCACAGATGCTTTGCGTGCTGCAGAAGCCCTCTCAGACGCCCTGCCGGCCGATCTACAGTGTATCAACACCGGCAAGTTGTCTGGGTCAATCAGGCCAAAGCTACGGCCGCAAACGCTCAGTACAGGAGAGTAAAACCATGAGCATTACATCAGAAGTCAAAAGCGCAAAGCGCTCAAAAGAAATCGAACAGAAAGTGTTTAAGGTCACGCCGGCGCACGCCGAAAAGTGGCTAGAGATGAACACCGGCAATCGCCGCATCCGTCCATCGCATGTGCGTCACCTCGCCAGTCAGATGGAACAGGGGCGCTGGATGCTTAGCCCAGAGCCAATCGTGTTCAGCCCAAAGCGCCTGCTCGATGGCCAGCACCGACTATCCGCCGTGCTTATGAGCGGGTGCACAATCGAGGCATCTGTCGCGCTCGTGCAAAACGAAGACGTGTTCCGCGTGCTCGATCAAGGTGTCAATCGCAACAACAGCGACCTAACAGGTATCCCGTCGCCCGTACTACAGCCACTGCAATGGCTACTAAAGCAAAGCGTCAACGGATTACGCAAAGGAAAAATCGTCATCGATGATATCGAACGCATCAAAGACGAAAACATCTTTACGCTGTCAAATCGCGTCAACGAAGTCATCAAGCCAAAGGATCGCCGCTTTAAGTCCGCGCCGTTCCGCGCGGCATACATCATGGCCGTTGACATGAAACTCTGTGACCTCGAAACCGCGGATCGCATCTACACCGACCTGTCGCACATGAACATGACAGAGTGGTCGCGCATGATGCAAAATATCTTCCATCGCTTTGAGACGACCAAGGTTCATGGCGCACATAATAGCTTGAAGAACGAATTCTTCATGGCTGGCTTGTACCTGTTCTCTGAGGCACACAGTAAGAAAACAAAAATCATTCTTACTGAAAAATTCACAGACGAAATGGAAAAGCGGGTTCGCAATCGCGTCAACCTGCTATACCGTAAATCTGAACACTAACACCATGGGCGCCAAGAGCGCCCACCGTAAGCCATGAGTGCGGAGGCGGGTTTTTGCGGGTTATTCGTTTTCCCCGTCAACCATGGCAGCGTGAGCCGGTTGCTTTCTCCTCTGGTGATCACGCACTGAGAGCGCGGCCTTTACTCCTTTAGCTGCGCTCTCACACAACCCCACGAATTCCACGCTTCAGCGGCTTACTCCAAGAGCTCGACGACGATCGCCCATACGCCATCGTCGTGTGATCATTCGCCAGCGCCAAGCACACAGCATCCGCGCGGTCAGGCGAATTGACGCCGCGCTTCTTCATCGCGTCCTTGCTCTCAACCTGCATCTTGCCAGACGACGTAAAATGATAACGTGGCGCCGCTAGATCCGCGTACAACGCGTCATCGCGCGGCAGCTTAACGTCCATACCCTCTAACCAGCCCTTCGCCTTGAACCACAGCTCAGCGCGCAAGTTGATGTACGTCTCCTTCTGCGACGACCGCTCCGACACGTTCAAACCGCGCGCCGGCAGATCCAGCTCGCGCAAGCGATCAAGAACACCCGCGCCAAAGCCATTACTGTCCACAATGATCTCAACAGGCCGCTTGGACGGCGGTAGTGCGTCGTATTCCGCCTTCACAGCGCCTGTGAGCTGCATCAGGTCGAGGTTACGCCATACCGTGAGCGGATGGATCACTGGCCCCTGACGCTTACACAGCACGCTGCTGTCGTTCCCCTGACGCGCAACGTCCAAACCCCAAAAGCACGGCGTGTCCTCGTCAATCTTAATATCGTTCGCCATCGCGTGCTCAATCAACGAAACAGGGATCACCGTGTCCTCTTCAGACGGCGGGAAATTGCCCAAAACGCGCACATGGTACGCCGGACTATCCTCGCCGTAACGCTTCATCATGTCCGCCACAAAATCGTCACTGACGCGCGGGCTATCAACGCAGCTCACATGCATCGTGTACCAGTCATCACGCAAACGATTGTGCGTATCGTAAAAGAAGCCCGTGTTCCGCGTCGGGTTACCCGTCAACACCGTCGTCGCACTATGTCCTGACATCGATCCAGAGGCCGCCTCGAAGACGGCCGAGGGCACACCGCTGGCTTCGTCGGCAATTAGAAGTACGTGCTCGCTGTGGACACCCGCCAGCGCCTCCGGCTGCTCAGCGCGCGACGTCCTGCACGAAATAAACGTGCTCTCCGGCTTACTCTTTAGCTCAATACGATCAGACTTGAGCTCCAGCAAATCGTTGAACGGGGGACGCAGGCGCTTGGCGACGTTCTTCATCTCAGCGAAGCAGGCGTCGAAAAGTTGGGATGACGTGGGAGCCGTGACAACCGTCTTACTGGGCACGCGCATCAAAACGTGCCAAATCGCAGCCATCGCAACCGCGGTCGACTTCCCAACGCCGTGGCCAGAACGAACGGATATGCGCCGTTCATCGGGATCCGCAATCGCCTGCAAAAGCTCACACTGCCACACGTCGGGCTCGATGCCGATAACCTCACGCGCAAACGCGACAGGGTCATTGCGATAACGACGCATTAACGTGACGAACGGGTTATCTTGTAATTTTTTTTGAGCGGTCATGTTAACACCTGTTTACGAAGTGGGGGTGGGGGTGCGTGGGGAGGTCATTTGCATTTGCACCCCGTCGAATCGTTTGACGGGGGGGGTGATTTGCGTTTTGCGCATAGGTCGCTCCGATAATGTCGATTATGTTAAATTCCACTTCTTGCATGCGACATATAAATAAGGCGTTTGCGCGTCGCAACGCTGCAACGAGCCATGCAAAAAACGCAATGGCACAAGATGTAGTGTCAAGCGATTGTAATTGAACGCTCGTTCTGTTATTCGCGCGCACGCGTGCATGATCGTATTCCGATGCGTGTTTTCGCGGTTCACTCGTCGTCACTGCTTTCCTCCATCTCGATTGCTCGCATCAACGCCTGACGGAAACCTTGCTCAAAGAAGTACTGGTACATCTCCTGCGACATATCCACGCTTAACGTCGCAGATCCGTCCTCGTTATCCGTAATCTCAATTACCTTGATCTCGCTATACGTCGTCATCGTCCACCTCCTCCGCATCACCCTCGATCACGTCGCCAAGTAACTGCGCAGCCTGCGCGTGCAAGTCGTTCACGCTGATGTTGATTGCCACGTCACGTTGCCGCGTGTCGTACTGCGCGTTCAGTTTTGACGCCATCCACTTGTCAGTGTCCACCTGCAAGCGTGCGACGTTGACCATCGATGGATCTGTGTTCTGCGCTGTGTCGACCGCACGCTCCGCGTAAAAGTGTCCCGCCTCCAACTGTGCAGCCGCGTACCGATCCCGCCTGCCAGTCTTCGCATCTAACCACTTCGCCCACAGCTTCCACCCGATGTTTTGCTCAGCCATGAGTTTGCGCAGGCTCTTGCCCCGCGCGATCTGCTCGAACAGCTCGTCCTCTCCGATCTCTTCTAGCGCTGCAATCTTTGCCTTGCCTACTTCACCGACCATTACTCACGATCTCCCCTGTCAGCGCGGCATAGCCGCAGATGTCTACCCAGTGATCCTGCTTCCGCGGCGACGTCTTACTACGCGCTACCTTTAGCAGGATCATCATGTTTGCCACGTCGACCACCGTAAAATCGTGATCCAGATATGACGACCACAACGCTGCGATCGTTTCAAAGTTGTCCTTCGCGTCGCCGTAGTCCGCGTCACGTTCACCGCTGATCACTCCGCCGGCGATCGCTAGTATCTCGTCTCTCGTTACCATGGTATCTCATCTCCACCTAAATCCCAGTTGATGCGATCGTCACCGTCACGCACCATGCGCGTTACCTTTGCATTCGGAAACGTGTTGAACGCATTGTTCAGGAAAGTCTCCGTCCAGTCAAATCTGATGATGCGTGCAGCGTCTTCGAAGCTGTACACGATCCAGCTTGGATACTTCTTCCGCAGATCCGCTGCCCCGTGCAACGCAAAGCAAATTATCTTTTCCTCGCACTGCACACAATACGCGTGCGGCGGTATAGGCTTGTGCCCTGCGCTTTCCGCTGCACTCTCCAGCACGTCCCACGCCCGCATGAGCTGCGTTGCGATCTGGTTAGTGCCAACCACGTCATTCTCACACGCACGCTCTCTGAGCGCTTCGTATGCTGCTTCGAACCTGCCAGCTAGTTCCGGCTCTACCAAGTCAGGCAACGTATCACCCCACTTCGCTATCTTCTCTTTCGCCTTTTCATCTAGCGGACGTAACTGCCCCCATACGCCAGCACTGATCTTCGTCCCCTCATCATTCAGCGTTCCCTTAGTCTTCAGCTCCTTGTGGTTTACCCTTGATCTCTTAGCCATGTCTCCACTCTCCTTCCACAGTTAGTTTCCACCTAGTCCACAGTTACCACCACAGTTACGTATATATACGTAATAACTGTGGTGGAACTAAAAGTGGCCTCTTTTACCACACTTCCACACTCTTCCACAGTCCAACTGTGGTAACTGTGGAACTAGTGCATCGTCCCATTAGTGCCCTCAGTTAGCAGCGCCTTGTTAAGCGCCTTCATCATGGCCACGTCGGCATCGACGCCCTGCAATACCTCCATCACAAATTTCACGTCCAGCAACGCCGCTGACATTACTGGCATTTCGTCTGCGCTCCATTCTATGACGGCGCCGCCGACCTCTTCGTCCCAGACAATGCGTCCAAGCTCCAGCTTGTTTTCGTCGTCTTCTACTTCGCGTAATGGTATTGTCATTGTCACAGCTCCTTAAACTTGGCTATGTCGAAGTGTACCATAGGCTCGATGTCTTGTGGATCATCTCTTCGCGTTGTTCCGCCGACTTCTATGTGCATGTCATCGAACGCCGGCGGCAGCTTTGCGATGCCTAGCTTATCCGTCCACTGCACCGCGATGAAGCATGGCAGGCCGGTTGTCATCGTTAGAAGGCGCGCCTGCGTGGCTTTGTAGAGCGACAACATGTACGTCGGGTATCTGTTCATAGGCGTCTTGCGCTGCCGCATTTCTAGGAAGGCTACGGCTTTCCCGTTGCGCAGCGCCATGAAGTCTAGACTTAGCTTCATTGGCATCTTTGATAGTATGCACCCGTAGTGCGCCTCGATCTTCCCGCGGATCGCGTTTTCGTTTACGCGGTCCTGCTCCGTCTCGTATAGCGGTCTATTCATAGTTCCTCCTCCAATTGCCGTAGCCTAAACGCCAGCTCACGTAGCTGCTCGCTCATGCCCTTCTCTATGTGCGCGCTGAACAGCGGCCGGCGATCCTTTGCGCTGTACGCCTGCCCAGCGATAAGCGCGAACGTCTTTGCGTCAGGCGCTATCTCGAATGTTATGTGCGCCACTTCGTAGTGTTCGCGCGGTGCGTCGGGATGACGTTGCTTAGATTTCTGGCTGTGACGGCTCATATGACGCTCCCTTTCTAAAATTATCCACAGCCCAAAGCGGCTGCAAATTGGTGTAGTGAAAGCATTCGCGCTGTTGTTTTGGGTCCGTTAGATTGAACGCTGCGCACGGTTTAATGTGATCAATGTGCCACTCGCCATAATTATCCCATGTCATGCCATCTTTAAATTGCTGTTCAAGGTGCGCGCGAAGCTCCGATATCGTGCATCCGACTAACCTCTTAGCAGATGATGCCTTTGCGACCCCACGCAGCGCGTGACGCAGTCTTGCGCGTAAAACATGCGTCAACCTGTAGTCCAAATTATTTGCATAACTAGACCTCTTCCATTTTCTGACGCGTCTTTTTCTTTTTTCCTTGTCTGCGTTTTCTGCATTTTTTTGCATCACTATTCTGCGCTCTTCGATCGGTAGGTTTCCCCACCTTTCACGATAGTATTTATAAACGTCAGATTTTTCTTCGTCTGTCAAACCTGCCCAGCGCTGTCTCCTGTTTTGTGCTTGCTGTTTGCGCCTGCGCTCAATCTGATCCTTTGTTAGATTTGCATATTCGTGCGACCCTTTACATTTCTTAGAGCAATATTTCTTTTTTGACTGACGCCAGTTGCTGTACGAGAAAAAATTGCAACACTGACTGTATACGCACGCGCGAACCATTAAACTCATGTCCCCAACTCCGATGCGCTAATCCACTCTCCAACGACCACACATTGCACGTCGCGCCCAGCGCGTTTATCTGGCCACTCTTCGACCTTCAGCACGTTTGTGTCGATCCACTTCTTGAGGATCGCCTTTGCCCGCGCCTTTTCGTGCTGCTTGTCCAAGTCTAAGTCTAGCTGCACCGCGACTGCGTTGCCCGCCCAATTCTTTGCGCGTGCGTCTAAGCGCATTGGCTCCTGACGCTCCGCCGCCGCCCCGACGAGGCGCTGCACGTCGCGTGCGTCACGGGCGCTGACACCGTCGAACAGGTCAGGCATTTTGAACGGTATACACACGCCCACGGTTTCGCCGTTTGGCAGCTCCACGCCGTGCATACGGCGGTACAGCGCGTTTGCTGCCGGCGGCGCAAGGTTTGCCTTACCATCGTCCACGCGGAATATGCCGAGACTTTCATGCTCCGACACGCCCAGCTTCTGCGCATCTTCTTGGCTAACCTTATTGATGACGCGCGCCGCACGGGCTGCGCCGATCAATGAACCTGCGCCGCGGACGCTATCGACTGTTGCGTCTTCGCCGTTTGTCTTGCGGATGTGGTGCGTCAATACGATTGCGGCGCCGGTTTGGTCTGCGACCCAGCGCGCGGCTGCGACCGCTGCGTTCATTGCGACGTTGTCGTTTTCGTTGATGTCGTTGAAGCCAACCCACGGGTCGATGATCACCAGACCGATGTTGTGCTTTTTGATTTTGTCGACCATGTACTGCAGCATGTCTTCGTCGGTCAGGATGCCGTCGCGTGTTTGCTTTGCAAACTGGATCTGCAGGTCACGGCCAGCGTCTAGGAATAGCTTGCCCTGCACTTGTTCCGGCTTGATGTTGTAGTGGATCATGATCGCAGCAAAACGGCGCTGCATCTCTTCCATGGGATCCTCGCCGTTGATGACCCAGACGTTCACCTGTTCGTGTATTGGCTCTTCGAGCAATGGCAACGCGGTTGCGATTGCGACGGCCTCAACGCCCTGCATCGATGTCTTACCGACGCCACCCATTGACGCGAGCACGCTGACGTATCCGCGGATGTAGTGACGTCCATAGATCCAGCGACGCTTTGGTATGAGCGCGGGATCGATGAACTCGAATTCAGTCGGCCACTGGCGCTCGCTTTCTTTCTGCTCCTGCACTGCCTGTGCGTATGGCTTTGCCGCTGCGAGTGCGTCACGCAGCTTGTCCTTGCCGGCTTCGCGTAGGTAGTCGTTGGCGTCTTTGACGTTTTCGACGCCGAGCTGATCAAAGCGAACGACGTGCACGGCTGTTGATCCGTCGCCTTGCAGCACGTCCGCGCACTTTGCGACGTCAAGGTCAGGGTCCGCACATATAGTGACGTCTGAAGCGCGTGGCGGCACGAATGTAGCCATGCCAGCCTTCCCGAAGGTGCAGACCACTACGGCGTCCTCTCCGACAGCCTGACGCACGCTCAGCGCGTCCTCTGGGCCTTCGACAATGCAGAATGGCTTATCGCCTTGCGTTCCACCGATTTGCATTACGTTTCCGGCAATGACACCCCGTGAGTATTTTGTAATGCCGTTGACTTCGCGCTTCTTACCTTCGGTTGTGAGTAGCACGCTCTGCACGCCCTCGATCGTTCCGTCCGGCGTTGTCGCTGCAAAAATGATCGCGGGCCCGTCATACATGTTTGGGCTAAACTTTGCGACGCCGACCGCAGATGATGCAGCCAAACCGCGAGAGTTTAGGTAAAGCAACGCCGGACGCACCGCGTCTTTGTTCTCGCGCGAAATCGGTACGGCGCGTTCCCATGTATCTTGCGCCTTCTTGATTTTGTCGTTGCGTGTCTCTTCGTCACGAATGATCAGGTCTTTACTGGCCAGACGTGAAACTAAACGCTCTAGCTCACTTGGTATATACGGTTGTGTATCCGAGTTTTCGAGCTGCTTAGGATTTTCTGCGCCGCGCTTAAAGCCAGACCCGATTGTCGACTTAATCTCAAAGTCTTTTAAACCGATCTGGCGTGCGGCTGTGTGTAGCTGCAGGATCGCGTTATCTGTGTTTGCCGGTGATAGGTGCGCGTGGCGCCCGATCGCGAATGCTGCTTTGTTTAGGTTCTCGTTTCTGCCGCCCTTCATGGACGCAATGACGTCGTGTACCGCGCCATCTAATACCTTGTTAAAATATGCCTCTGACATTGTTTTCCCTCTGCGCCGTGGAACGTGGGACATAAAACAATTTAATATGTCCCACGTTATTACTTTTGTTAGAACCCGAAGTTATTCCCTTCGGCTGCGGGTGCCGCTGCAGGCGCTGGCGCCGGTGCAGGTGCAGGCGCTTCGACCGGTGCCGCCGGTGCTGCGTCTGCCGCAGGCTTGTCGATCCATGTGCGGATGTTGAAGCCAACGTCATACGACGTTCCCTTGCCAACGACGACAGGTGTTGTCGACGTTACTTGTACGACTGGAACTTTGCCCTGATTGAATTCTGGCATCTCTTCAGCCTTGTTGTACAGCTTTGCGATAAACTGCCCCAAGCCGTAGCTATTCCCAGAAAACTCTGCAGCGCGCCCATCAGCGAGCCAACAGTTGACACTAAAGCCTTGCTTATGGTTCTCGCTTGGTCGCTCAGTGCGTTGACTAGGCGAGGGCCACGCCTGCCAGTCACGAACGCCCACATCGATGTGAAGCCATCCGAAGACGACCTCCTTGATGTCGATTGCGAAGCCGCGGTCCATGTCGATCGGCTCGTCACCGGCCTCCGTTTTTGCCCACCAACGGTTTTGTGGTAGGTTTCCGCGGATGTATACGCCGCTTCCCTCGTTGTCACTTGATCCGAATGTAATTGGCATGATGTGTCTCCTTGACTTAGTTTGCCTCTGTGAATTTGAACGAGAATGGCGGGATACGGATCGTCATTAACTCCCCGTAATCGTAAGTCCACTCGTTGTTCGCTTGCGCTATTGCATACTGCTCCAGCGCGTATTGTACCGCCGCGTCCCCTTCGTTTAAGGATTCGGCGTCCAATTCGTAAATACCAACTTTGTATGGTGCATCCTTTCCGACAGCTATAAAGATAAACCGATCTACCTCGTGCCCGTCAAGCTCCATGACCCGACGGTAAAAACTTTCTTGGATATGATACCCAAAGTTTGCAGCCTGCTTTGCAAAGCCTTCTGGTGATGGGTCTATCGTTGTTTTCAAGTCTAGCAGGCACGCAATGTCTTTGCGCCAGCCGTCAGGCCGCGCGCGCATTTCAACGCCTGTGAGTGCGTCTTGCGTTAATACGCTCGCTTCACACACAAGATCGCCAGACAGCAACTCAGCGGCCGCCGTATTGGCTCTGACGGCCTCTGCAAGCCGGTGTACCTTGTCGTATTCCACGGTATTCAGGATGATAGCACCGGCGCTATCAGCGCTCGCCTTGAATTCGTTGTACTCTTTGCCGGCGCGTCGGCCTGCCCACTCCCAAATTTCGTCTGCCTTATGCGGCTCAAACGTCAGAGTGTGTGCCGCAGATCCAATCAACATCGCTGTCGTTTCTTTGCGCTCAGCATATTTGAAGTCGGCCAGTGATTGCAGCGCGATTGTCTTAGCGCCTGATGATGACAGGTGCGGCAGCGCGTGATAGTCACTGTTGGCCATGTCTAAGTGTACTGGCATTATACTTTTCCCTTTCCGTACAGCGCAATCAACAGCGCCTCCGCGCGGTGTTCGTCTTTCTTGCGCTTTAGTTGTGACGCCAGATCCGGAAACCATTGCTGCGCCAGACGCCTTGCAGCGTCTTTATCGCGCGGCAGATTGAGCGACCGCTTCCATGTGTTAGGTGTTACTTGCGTGTACGGCGTCCGCGACAACGCGCACGTCGTCAATATCTGGCCGTACCCAAAGCCTAACTTAAAGGTCGAGCTGACGCCCTGCTTTGGCATAGCTTGCTGCTTCTCAACGAATATGTGGTCGACCCGATCGACTGAGGTCAGGATATCCATAAGAGCCACAACGTCGACGCCGCCTTCATCGTATGTCGGAAGGTCGTGCACCTCTGCCCAATCGTCACCAACTAAAGCAACACCGCCTGTGCGGTAGCCACAATCAATTCCGATTATCATCCGCCACCTCAAAGCCTTGCTTTTCAAGGTATTCTCTGACGGCATCTTCAACTATCTTTGACATCGATAGCCGTGTCATCGCGCTGTAATTGTGCAGCGCGTGGTATACTTGCTCTCGTATCCGAGGGCCAATTTGCTTCAGTTGATACATAATATCCTCCATATTTAACACAGTGTTAACACTTATAGCTGTCTGGTGCAATAGTGTTGCGTGTGGTAAAGTGCTAAAAACAATCTTTGGGAACAAACGCAATGAAGTTTGAACAGTTATTAGGTGTGATTGCGCTGGGCTTGTTGAGCTGGGGATCTTTGCAGGTTTACCAGATGAATGCACAGATGGCGCTTGTGTCCTACAAGGTTGAGGAAAACTACAAGATGATAAAGCCAATGTGGCAGGATTTTCTAATACGTTCTGACGTGGCTACAAAGTAGATGCTCAGGTGTGCACGCTGATTCTCATAGCTCACACGCACACGTTCTTTGGCGGTTTCACAAAATTGTGTTATTATGACTGCGGCTTTAACAGGCGCGGCCGGTGGTACGATAGGGTGTATCACATAGATCCAGATAGTGTCTGCCCAACGAGACTGTACACAAAATGATCGATCCAGTTACAGCTATAGCCACAGCGAACGCCGCGTTCAAAGGCATCCAGATGATGGTCGCAAAAGGTCGCGAGATAGAGGATTGTGTTGGCCAGCTCTCTAAGTGGGCGGGCGCCGCATCCGACATTGCGTTTCTGGAGAAAAAGGCAAAGAACCCGCCATGGTATAAGTCATTCACTGGCTCGCCAGAGGCAGAGGCAATCGAGATTTACGCCGCGCAGGAAAAGCTGCAGAAACAGCGCGCCGAGATCCTTCGAATGGTAGCTTACACCGGTGGCCAAAAAGGTAAGGACAAATACCTTGAGATACTTCGTCAAGTCAAAGAGCAGCGCCGTAAGACTGCGTATCGCAAAGAGGAAATTAAGCAGGCTATTCTTGAGTGGACTGTTGGCATTTTGGTTCTGGTATCAGGCGCTGGTGTACTCGGCGTGGCGTTTTATTTTATCGGAAAAAAGCAAGGCAAGTGGTAATGAATGAACTAATACCTGACAAAGAGACGTACCAGACAAACAAGCGCCGCATGACGTGGGCTTGCTTGGCCATGATGATTATCTCTACATTCGCAGTAATCTTTGACCCTGCGCGCATGAACGAAGCCAGCGCAGTGTTGATGATGATGTACGGATCGCTGTCCGCAGTGGTCGGTGCCTACTTTGGTTTTTCAGCGGGAGCTAAGAAATGAGACACATTGACGAAATAATCGTGCACTGCACGGCGACAAACAGGAACTGGTTCATCGATCGCGATGCGCGCGAAGTGGTAGAAGAGGTTCGCCGCTGGCACAAAGAAGAGCGCGGATGGTCAGACATAGGTTACCATTTTTTGATCCATCGTAGTGGACAGATTGCTGCAGGCCGCCCGATCACACGCAACGGTGCGCACACACGCGGACACAATAAGGGCACAATCGGGATCGCACTTGTGGGCGGACGCGGCGGTGCGGCGGATGACGACTTCCTAGACAACTTTACGCCAGAGCAACATCGCGAGCTGCACGCGCTGATCGATAGCCTGAAAGAAGAGTTTCCAACGATCAGCACCGTGTCAGGTCACAATGATTACGCCTCTAAGGCGTGCCCATGCTTTGACGTAGGGCAATGGCTAAGCGAGTAATCATCATATGCCTGCCACTCTTACTTGGGGGCTGCTTGGGATTGCCATCTTTCTTGGCGCCGTCTGGTGGGGTGAGCGTGACACCGATTGGTACAAACATCGCCCGCGAGGTGGAACAAACAGCCGTGAAGCAAGAGACGACGACTTCCGCTGGGCGAGACGTCGTGCAAACGGAGACGATCAAAGAGGTTGAGTTGGGGCCAGCCGAGACGGTAACGGTCAACAATCAGGACACGCCAATGTGGCTAATCTTGGTTGCGTTGCTGGGCTGGTTACTGCCCACGCCTAGCCAGATGGGAATTGCTATCTGGAATGCGTTTTTGGTGTTGACCATGCCGCTGACTAAATTAAAAAGACGTAGCGGAGAGTAAATCAACGTGCCGCGTCCACTACCACGGGCGGTTTTGTTGGTCCCCAGTATAGTCCGACGCTATTTCTGGCTCTCCGCACGATCCTCCTCATCATGTAGCACGCGGTGGCAATTTGCACATAGGACGATACATCTTTCTAATGCTTCTTTCTTTGCCGCGCCAAACCGGCCGTTGCGCACTAAGTCTGTGACCCTCTGATTGTCCGGACTTTTTAGGACGTGATGGAAATCGATCGCCGCTGGGTGCGAGTACCCGCACTTGACGCAGGCCAGAGTTGCTTTCCATTCTCTATATTCTTTCCGCATCTTTCTGCGGTAGCTATTGATTCTGTCTTGAATTTTCCTTTTGTTCTTCTGGTAATATCTTTTGCGATACTCGCGATTATACGCCTTCTGGCGCTCCTTGTCTGCGTAGGGAATGGCTACGTCCTCCATAAAAAAAGGCTCCCATAGGAGCCTTATATCATATTTTATGTTTGGATCGAAACTCGTATAACCGCTGTCGCGTTATATCCAACCTTCGCGCTATCTGGTCGTTTGTGTATCCCTTCGCCGCCATCTCTTTAATAATCTGGTAATGGCGTTCGTTGCGCCTGCGTCCGCCCTTCTGACCGGCTTCGCGTTGCGCGTTGGTCATGTTTACCTTTTTCTGCAGGATCTTGTTTTCGATCGCGCATACTGCGTGAATGTGGTGCAGGCACTTGAACCAGCGTTCCTCTGTGGGCACCATATTTTTTGGCCAAGTAAAGCTCATTACATCACCATCATTTCAAACATGCGTGCCACTGATGCGCCTCCTAAGGCGAACAGCACGATTATTGCTACATCAGACTTTGACATTGATACCCATCACTTTCTGCAGATCACGAAGCTCTGCGCGGTCGTCTGATAACAACGCCATCTCAACGCCAATGTCTGCGCTGACGCTGCCACTGCGAACGCCTTTGATATCGTTAAGGCGATCGATCTTGATAAGGCGCTTCTTGATGCGATCAACCAGTTGATCCATGCGCTCTTGCGGTGTGATTTCGTATTCACCTGTCATCTCATTATATGTCAAAACGGACACTCCTCTTCTGGGTTAGTAGGGCGCCACACAACATCTACGTTGTGCAGCGCTTTGATAAAATCGACTAAGTTACGCGGCCACATGGTTATGCGTAGCGTGCAAAAAACTCGGCCTCGGTGATGCTGTTGCCGTAAGGCATGACCACCTCAACATTACGACCCTCAAGGGCTTTCATGATGCGACGCAGGCGCTTAAATCCTGCTTCATTCTTGGTGTTTCCCTCTTTAGGCGTAAAGTTGATAGTCATGCATGGGTGGGCGCGAACGCTTTTAGGCAGACTGCCAATATCAAAGTTTTCTGCAAAGAGAATTTGTACAGCGACATATTCGGTATGGTGAGGTTGTGATGGCCCAATGTAACCGAATAGGGTGGTGTTAGTGTTATCTCCAGCAATCATTTTTTCTCTCCTTTGATTCTGTTTATACCTACTGTTAACACGCTGTTAACACATATGCAAGAAAAAAAGCCCCACGCCGAAGCGCAGGGCCAGTACAGAGAGAGGTGAATGCTTTGGACATGGGTTGGGCATTCACGAAAACCCTACATAAATGGCGTTTGCTTTACAATACCTTGGCGTGTAAAAGTTAACTACATATTAACGGAGGACCAACATGCTTACCGACGAACAAAAAGAAATCGTACGCAGCTTAAACCAGCCGCACCGCTTCCAGAACGTATTCGCGCTATTTAAGATTTGCGAGAAAGCGGCGACACTGATCCAAGACCAAGCCGCCGAAATCGATGAACTGAAAAAAGAAAAGCCCGCGCCCAAGAAGCGCGCAGCTAAGTCTTAATACTCGTCAGTCTTAAGGCCGACTGCCGCGCCAAGGATGCCGCCGTACAACTCAGGCCGTAGGGCAATGTTGCGGCGCATCATGGCGTCTTGCATTTGACGCCCGCTCAAACGCTGCATCGCACGTTGCTGTGCCTGCGGCGTTCTGGCAAACAACATCTCAGACATCTGCTCAGCTACCGGTGCGCCGATACCTTGCATGCGTGACGACAGTGCGCCCGCCGCCTGACGTACCACTTCGCCGCGTCCGCCGGTGAATAGCTGCAACATTGTTGCTGGGTCGACGCCCTGCTCCGCCATCTCTTGGATGTTGCGCTGCGTGTCAGATCCGCCAAGAACGCGACGCTGCGTGCGCTGGATGGCCGCCTCTGCGCGCATGTACTCTTCGAACTGGTCGAACGACGCCTCGTCTGGGAACGCCTTGCGTAGCGCCTCACGACGCTTTGGCGATCCAAACAAACGCTGCACGTAGTCTGTGCGATCAGATCCAGACGTAATGTTGCGGATCTTTGTGATCATGCCGACCTTCATCGCTTCGACTTCGTCTGGCTTCATCTTCGCAATTTTACGCGCAAACTCTTGCTCGCTCAGTTTCTCGAAGCTGTCGCCCACGTCGAACGCGCGGCGCATGTCAGAGTAGTCTGCGAACTGCGCGTCTGCCTTCTTGAACGCTTCGTTTAGTTCACCGATCTCAGCTTTGAACTGGTTGCGCACTGTAAGTACGTCACGCGCTGTGTCGTTCAGCTTGCCGGTAACTGTGTCTGTGTTGGCGTTGATGACGCGATCCAGACCCTGCGCAATCTTCTGCAGGTATGACGTCGGAACCATGTCGCCTTCTAGCGTTGTCGCTAGGTCGGCCAACGGCTCTTCGCCAAGTGTATCTGCGCGGCTTTGTACAGCCTTGAAAGCGTCCTTGAACACCTTGCGCTCTGCAAATTTGCGGAACGGCTCCGCAGGAATGTCGATATCCGCCGCATCGTATAGCGGTTTAAACTTGGCCGCTTGGCTTTCGTACAGCTCTTCCAAGAAGTCCAAGCCATACGCGCCAGACGCGTCCATCTTTTCTGCGGTAACGTCTGCAATGCGTCCGCCTTGCTCAACGCTGCGCTCCATCAAGGATTCAAGCACACCCGTGCGTGCCGCTGATGGCACTGCCTGCGCCGCATACGCCGCCCCACGGGTCGCTTCACCGATGTCCGCTGGCATCATAGGTGCGCCAGCCGCTTGCGCTGCCTGTAGGCGCTCCAGTGCGCTCTCAGGCGTTAAACCTTCACGCTCTAACGCTTTACCTACGCGGCGCTCTGCAAGTTTTGCCGCACGCTGTGGGCCGCTCAAACCGAGCCCGTCTAATGCACGCGCACCAACGTCAGCTCCGGCTGCAACTGCGAACGGCGCCGCTGCGCCTAGCGTGCCGCCAACTGCGCCGCCCATGGCTGCGCTCTCTAGTCGACTACCAAGTCCACCTTCGCCTGCACCAAACCCAGCCACAGCGCCCTCTGCGGCGCCGTATTTAGCGCCCTGCAGTGCGGTACGGCCTAAGCCGCCAGCCTTGGCGCCTGCCAACGCTCCGCGCGCCACAAGGCCCGCTGGAACAAGTGATGGAAGTATTGCGCCGCCAACCTCAAGGCCAGTGGCCAGAGCTGGACGTGCACGAGCGAAAGTCTTGATGTCGCCGCGGATCTCTTTGAGCAGAGCGTCACGGTCTTCGCCGGTGAATGTTGACCTGATGTAAGCCTCGGCCTCGTCACCAAAGCCTAGCGTAATGCCCTGCGCCAGCGTGCGAAGTGCACCGCTGCCAGTGGCTTTTGCGGCTTTGGGCTTCTTGGCTGTCTTAGCTTTTTCTGCCTGCATTCGCTGCACTTCGGCCAGTAGAACGCGTGCGTCGTCTTCGTTGCCAGCGGCGTCTGCCGCTTCTGCAGCTTTGATCAGGGCTTCAATGGTTGCCATATTACGTATCCAAGTTGTACTTTTTCAGTAGTTCATCCACGCGGTCTTGTGGTGCAAGCTCTTGCTCAAGAGCGGTGATTGTCTCGCCCAGCTTACCATATAGTCGGAAAATGTTTTCGGCTGTCTGCACCGGCATTTCGACTGGGTCGATGACGCCGCTCAACTGGCCAAGCAAGCGGATGTCACTGTCAGACAAGATGCCTAGCTTCGCGCCTGCAGCAATTACTTCCGCCATGTTTTGGAATGTCATTATAGCACCAAGCTGATTTGCCGCCGCTTGGAATTCCTTAAAGCGACGACTGTCAGGCACAAAGCCTTGGCGCGTAATAAAGAAGCTGCTTGGATCTAACTGCGCCTCGCCAGACATCATCGCCGCCAACTGCGCGTCTAGCTCTTCGCCTTCCAATCCCAGCGATGCGCCTAGCGCGTCACGCGCTGCGCCCATAGCCGTCTTGGCTTCCATCAACTTGCCCTCAGACACCGTGCGCTTTTCAGTTGCCGCAGCCTCTTTGGCGCGGGCATCTTCTAGCTGTGTGCGCAAGATATCCATGCGAGTGTTAAATGCGTCTAACTGATCCAAGCCGGCATACACGCCCATCTGGCCAGCAAGCTGCGCAATTTGCTGCTCGATCTCCGCGGCAGTCATGTCGCCTGTGCCAGTAGAAACCTTTGTCGGCATCACAGATGCGCCGGTCAGCAACGCCATCAACTGTTCGCGGCGGGCAGTCTCAGTGTCTAAAGCGATCTGCGCCTGACGCTCTTTGCGCGCCTGATCTGCGCGCTTTGTAAAGTCGCCAAGTAATGTGGCAACTTTTGTGCCCTCTTTACCCTGCAGCGCCATACCTGCGTCTGCGATCGCGGCAAATGCAAGCATACGCTTCTGCGTTTTTGTCAGTGCACCGTATGGATCTGATGGCTGCTCTGCCGCGGCTAGTAAGTTTTTCGCAGGAGCTGCTACCGCAGGCGCCGGTGTGATCGCTGCAGTTGTCCCGATGACTTGCTGATCTACTGGTACGTCTGGGGGTAGAATTGCGTCTGGATCATATGGCAGGTCAACGGTGCCTTCGGTAAAACCGTCTGGACGTGTTGGCCGACCGCGGAACGATGGGCCCATTGTAGGCGTTGGAGCGATGATTTGCTCTTCCTGCATCTTTTTAAGGAGCGCTGCTACTTCTGGTGTCATAACTTTCTCCTATTTTCCAAAACCAAAGCCAGTGCCAAGGTTGCCGAAGCCAGTCAGCAACTTGCCGAAGCTGCCCATTGGATCGCGTGATGTTCCTGTTGTCGTTCCGATGCCCGCTGGGAACGATGCAGATCCACCTGTCAGCGCTGCAAACTTTGTCAGCGGATACTGGTTTTCCATGAGGTAGGCTTCGTACGCCTTGTCTAGTTCGTCTTGGCTAATCGCGCGCTCAGCTTCACCGGCTGCCATCGCAGAACCTAAGCGGCTCAACTCAGTGCTGAAGATATTCCCGCCAAGGCCAGCAAGTGCGCCTGCAGCGCCTGTGCGTAGACCCATCTCTTGCCCAAAGCGGCGATCGGCGGCGCCATATGCGTCGCGGGCGATGCTTGCCTCTAGGTTTGCCATTTCGATGTCGCGCGCAACGTCACGCTCAGCTTCGTAAACGCCGCGACGGCCAGCGCCGAATGCGCCGCTCTTGATTAGGTCGCCCTCGATGCCAACTTGTTGCTGCATTTGCTGGCGGCGCAAGCGTGCGCGCGTTGGGTCTAGGATCGCGTCCATATACTCTTGCGCATAGCCCGACTTTGTCTCTGCAATCTCCTCTGGCGTCATCGCGGCAACACCGCGGTAAATATCGCCAGCTTCTGTGTATTCGCTTGGTAGAGCAAGTGCGCCATAACCGCTAAGCGTTTGGCGCTGCAAATCTGTCAAGCCGGCTGTGCGGCTAGCGTCGTAAGGCGAGAACGTGCCTTCTTTAATCTCGCCAGCCACTGGCATGATGTATTCAGAAATGTATTCTTTCTGGAGCGGATCCATTTCCGATTTAGAAGTTGTTGTCGTCTTGCCGCCCATTAGCTTAGCTCCATTTCATAGTGCCGATACATTTCCTTAAAACCGTTGTCCTTGGCGTATCTCGCAAATCCTATTCTACCGTCGGCCTCAATAGCCTTTAAGTCACTTTTCTTCGCTACATCTTTCAGGGCTTCAAGTGCGTAGTCCATCCAGACACTCATATCAGCACCGCCCATAAACTCGATGAAGAGCGTATGTCTTTGAGGGTGCTTCATGACGCATGTCGTAAATGCGGCAATCAACGTGTCCTGCAGGTATACAGCCCATAACAGACTGCGGCCTTCTAGCAAATCTGATACAACATCTTCCATCGAAGTGTTGCGCTCATTTTTTCGTATCGATGCTTCCAGTAAGGGTAGCGCCCTGACAACTCCGTCTTGGATATCCTTAACTTCCGGCACGATGCGGATCTTTGGCCTTTGTTGGAAGTTTACAACATTATCAGTCAAACGTGAAGCCTCGTTAATTTGCGTGCTCGCCGTGGATTCTAGTAATCGTCATGGTCGCCGCAGGAGATGCCGGCGAAAACGATGTTGCCGCTGTTGAATTTAAACTGCCCTGCGTTTTACTTACCGCCCACTTGGCCTCTAGGTAATCATTTGCATCAAAGCTGAAAACTGCGCTGCGTGACACCACTAGCGTTGCACCGTTGTTGTGCAAAACATTGACCATTGTTGATCCAGTGATGTTTGTTCCGTTTTTCGCAGGCCAGAAATAAAAGGTTACGTCACTGCCAGATGACGATGTGATTTCTGCCGTGAAATTGATCAGGTACTCGCCAGCTTCTTCAAATACAATGCGCTCTGGGTTTGTACCATCGCGGTCAATATATTTGTTGCCTGTCGGCGCATCGAACGTGATTGAATACGCAGTGTTCGCTGCTGCCGCTGTTACGTCCGTAGAACGGATTAGCGATGCATGACCGCCCTCCATCACGATCTGACGAAACTCATTGTTGTACGAAACAACTGGGTAGCCATACTCACGATCAAATAAAATAACGCCATCTTCCGACGGGTTATCTTGTGAAGTCTTATATCCTAACTTGGCCAAGTTGACCTGCAGGAACTGCGTAAGCTGCCGCCCCCACTGCGTTAAGTCAGGTCCAATCGGAGGTAGTATTGGGCTAGGCACTACCGTCTACCTCCTGCGATTGTGTCGATGCGCATGTTGCCAACTTTCCACTGCGTTGCCCGCTGCCCCTCAACACGCATGCGCAACTGTCGGCCAGAAAAGCGAACGCTTGTTGGGTTTGCCGGCGTGAATGGCCCGTGAGTAGTTTCAGTGGCATTGGGGTAGAAGCGCGTCTTAAATGTAACGTCAACATCGCCTTGCGTGATTTCGTCAGGTATCAACTTAGTGACCTTCGCGATCTGGTCGCCATTGCCCAAGCTAATTGGCCCCGTTTCCGCAAATGTTGTTGCGCTGTCAAAGTTATATCCGACTTCGTGATCATAGATGTCGCTGTCTGCGTTGTGACCCGCCATGAACGGATAACGGAATACGCCGCGCTGCACACCTGATGTGCGAGACAACTCACCGATTAGCCAGTGGTTTTCCTTGTAGTCAAATGCAACGTAGCGGTCGATCTCAGTGCTGTTGGACGAGCAATAGAACCACCAAATTTCGCCGTATTGTCCATTTGCGAACGACCAAACTTTTGATTGTTGAGAAACATTGAAGTCGCCAAACACATAATCGTGAACGTCACACGGGATTTCAGACACGCTGTTACCGTCGAAGCGGAAGAAACCGCGCGGCCCCATCCAGAATACGCCCATATCTACATCAGATGCAGAATGCCGTGAAATAGCGCCACAGGAAGTCCCTACTCTCTGGAATGAGTAAACGTAAGGCGGGCCTGAGTATCGAGCTGCAAAGGCATCGACATCTGTAATGATAAGCGTTTGACCGCGCGTGCGGATCCCCTGCATAATCTGGCCAGATGTTTGTAGCTCCTGCGACCCAGCTTGGTTTGTCGTTGATGGCGTCCAAGTTGTGTTGTCCTCGAAGTCACACCAAGCGACCGACCTCGGATTGCCGCCTGCGCCCAATGCAAAAATAAAGCGTTCTTCGGTCACAACTAAGCCAAGGTTGCTCGTTGGCGCGTTGCTGATCGCGGCTGCGTTCGTTGCGGTGTTAAGTTGCCACTCCAGCAAACGCCCATCGTCATAATGACACGCGACTAGGTACTCACCCCAGTTATCTAGTGACCAAGACGTTGCCTCTTGGATAACACTGTCATCGCCTTCTTGAACAGGCTGACCATAGTAACCAACACCATAAGCACCACCACCAAAACCAGTGTTCGTTGCTGCATCTTCACGGCCTGTCGCAAGATCGCTTGGCGTAATGTCGGTCAGTGTGCCTGAACCTGTCATCACCTTCAGTTCGCTATGCGATCCACCCGCCAACCATGCGTTGCCGTTCTGCGCCTCCCATGCATGCAGACCGCGCACTGGGTTTGTGGCAAATGATGTCTTGCGTTCACGCCAGCCACCAATCGGGCGCAAGCTATTGTCACGCCAGCGCACCAGTGATCCGTCGCGCCAGCGACCCGCTTGCTCTAGGTCAGTGCCGTTACGATAAAAACCTGCGGGGATGTCTAGCGGTATAAGTGTCATTACTGACGCTCCTTACGAAATGGTGCCGTTTGTATTTACATCGCCCGTAACCGTCAGGTTGCCTGATGTGTCTAACTCCATTTTTGCTGTGCCAGCATATTTTATGATCAGCTTGTTTAACGAAACTTCAAACGTCCAGTCATTGGAACCATTGTCAATGACAAAACTATTTGCAGTCATCGCCGCATCAACATCAACTGCACCCGTGAAATTAGCTCCAGACAAAGGTGCTTTTGCATCTAACTGCGTCTGTATATTTGACGTAACACCATCAACGTAATTGACTTCCGCTGTTGTGGCAGTCACACCGTCCATGATGTTCAACTCTGCGGCTGTTGCGGTGACATCAGTGCCGTTGATCGTCAGTGTACTGAGGTCAGGCGCGATTGTGTTTGTGCCGTCAGCGTTATTGTTTACGCCATCTACAATCGTGTCCAACGCAGTGTTAATCGTCGTGCCCCAAGTGTCCTCTGAACCGCCAACTGTGGGTTTAGTAATGCTGATTGCCATGTTCTAATCCTTTGTTAAACGCACAATACCACGCTACGCAGCATCCGTCCATGTTTCGGTAAGCACCGCCTGTTCTATCCAAGTCTGCGCGCCAACGACAGGCTCTAGCCAGCCGCGAACAATAATATTTTGGCCCGTATATACATATGTAGATACGCCCAAATCTACAGTCATTTGCTTGCTAAAGGTAAAATCACGTCCTGTGACAGTGAAAGAACCATTGGATAGAGCAATTTCACGACCCGCAAACAGCGTAACGTCTTGCCCAGAAAGTGTGAATGAACCCGCGCCCGCATCTACATTCATCGCAATGTTGAAGGTGACATCCTGACCACTTAGTGCAAAGCTGCCAACTTCCAGTAACTCTGATATGCCAAAGTCAATTTTGTTTCCTGTTACTGTGTAGGAACCACTGCCCGCAGAAATGTTAAACTGCGCGTTGATGTCCGCATCCTGCCCAGTAAGAGCGAATGATCCAGCCGCAAAACTTTCAGATATATCAACGTCAATTTCTTGGCCTGTTACAGAGAATGTACCTGCGTCAGCCAGAATGCTTATGTGTACGATATACGACTGATCCTGACCTGACAGGGTATAGCTGCCACTGTCTGCAACAAAGCCATAACCTTTAGCAAGTTCGACTGTATTGCCTGTGACCGCATACGATCCGCTGCCCGCGTCAAACGACATTACCTTGGTAAAGTCTACCGCGCGACCACTAAGAATGTACTGACCGTTTGGTACAAACTCTGTAATCAGCTTGGCTGCCCCCTGACCACTGACCGCATATGTACCAGATGTGATGTCTAATATGTAATCAGATGTTCCGCTACTGGCTATTGGGCCTGCGGCTATCGGGGTAAAGCCAAGCATGTGTCACCTATGGTTTAGTGGGCCAATCGGTATCAAGTAGATTAGGCCAGTTAGCGTGGCTTGTTATGTCACGGAGCGCTTGACGGTAATTCGTTTCTGCCGGTGTCATAGTTCGATCACCTACCGCCCACCAATCCGTTTCTTGAAGGAGGTAATTACGCTCTCCACGGTTTAATTCCGCATTGGCTTCATTTGCCCAACTACTATCAAGTGTGACAACATTATCGGCCGACACCACCATGTCCCGACTATACTGTCCGTTATGAACGAAACCGCCATGCGTTTCGACGTGTGAGGTTGCTTCTGCTAAAGTTTCAAACTCTGCATACTTACTTACTTTATTGTCTGAGACAGACACTATTGCTGTAAACATTGACATAATTCCTCCTAGCGCCAACCTGCATACCAATTACCAGCCGAATTAGAACGGCTGTTAGTTGAAAGCACTTGCACTCTATCCAAGGTAGCTGATAAGGTTTTCCAACCGCCACCCCCTGTCTGTCTTGTATTTTCAGGGTCTAAAAGCATTGATTTCGCTGACCATGTTAAGCCGTCACGACTTAAGAGATGAACAATACCACCATGCCTTGCACTAGAAGGGCAATGACCTATTGAATATGCATCGCTTCTCGTGTTTGTTGAGCCGCCAAAAGCTACATTCCCCACGGAATAATAACCTGATGTTTCAAGACCACCACTATCCCCAATTCTCAGTTCTAGATAGTCACTGCTATTAAGTCTGTAATTTTGAAAGACTATAACTACTTCTCGTGTGCCTGACATACCTGTTACTGTAGCGTTGTGATTTTGTAGTCCTGACCAAGTAAAATCACCACCCGCAGAAATATCACCAGAGCCAAGAATAC